CACATCCCGATCAACTTAGATTTTATGAACCATATGATTATTCTATTTTAGATTTGCCTATAATTGGTGAAACTGTTGAAATTCTTTCTTTAACAAATGGACAAAAAGCATATCGAAGAATAACAAACTCTCAAGTTAACTCAGGAAACGTAACAGATGGAATTGATAAACTTCTTTCACCAGAAAATGAAAAACCAGCAGATGGAGGTGCAGGTGATTATTCTACCTCATCACAAACAGGTACACCAAATTCTTCGGGAGGAGATGATGAAGGTCCTGAAAATGAATATTTCAAAACTACTCAAATAAATCATCTAAACTTCTATGAAGGAGATAAGATACTACAATCTCGTTTTGGACAATCAATAAGATTTAGTGGATATAATAATATTGATAATGTTTTAGCTCCAACTATTGTAATACGAAATAGACAAGGAAATAAATCTTTAGAAGAATTAAAAGATGGAACACCTTTATATGAAAATATTGTTGATGATGGTTCAACCATTGTATTATCAAGTGGAGAACATTTATTAGAATTCACTCCTGGTCAGATTGATACTCCATTAGAAACTACTCCAATATATGCAGAAGAGCCTGAATTAAAAGGAACTGATCAAGTTCTTATCAATAGTGGTAGAATTATTTTATCTTCTAAGGATTCTGAAATGTTATTTTACTCCAAAGGAAACTATTCATTTATATCAGATGGTAAACTTACAATAGACAATGGATTGGATGGTGCTGAGATAGATTTAAATGGAGAATACAGAACTACTACTAATGATAACAATATGTATTTCTTGGGAGGAAGTGGAGAAATCTATTTAAATACGGAATCATCTGCCGAACCACTATCGAGAGGACAAACTCTTATTGATATTCTTGCAGAATTGTGTGATGCTATAAATGCACAAATATTTTCAACTCCATGTGGACCTACAATGATGGGACCGAACAACCGTGGTGATTTCAACAAGATTAAATCCAAATTAGATACTATACTATCCACACTTAATTATACAGAATAACTCATGTCTTTCGCAATATTCAAATCAAATATGATGAGCTACATGAAAAATCAGGATGGTATAAAGGCATTTCCTGAATTCGCTCTGAAGATTACTTCAGAATATGATATGTGTATTAGAAGAGGGTTACAAACTGTAAATAACATTCCAATACAAACGCCAAATATTGCATTAATGCAAACTTTAGTTACACTTGCATGTACAACTGCACTTGCAAAACAAAAAGGAAAACATACTTTTGCTGATGATATAGGAAAGGGTGTATTGGGTTATTGGACAGGTGCAACATTAGTAGTGGGAATTCCACCAATTATTCCAGCTCCGGGTTCTATGTTAAATGTATCATCAACTGCAGCATTTGTAACTACACCAGGAACTTGGACACCTGTAGGACCACTTAACCCAACTGATGATAGTGGTATCTTTTTAGATAAACTTATTGCATCAATGGTATCACATATATCAACAATTCAAGGATTGTATATGACAATGTCGTTATATCCAGGTGTACCTCCATTCGTTGCACCAGGTGTTTTAACATGGACTGGGTTTACAGTTCCACCTGCAGGACCGGGTGTAGCAGTACCATCAAAACCAGGAGAATCAACCAATGAGAGTAGTTTTCTTAGTAGAATACTTTCAGTAGTGGTAAATGCAGTTACCAACGTATTAATGTCACCAGCACAAATAGAATCTGCAAAATTAGAAAAAGCAGAAGCTGATGTTGTTGCAAATGATACAACATTACCTGCTACTGGAAGAGGAAGTGCAAAAGAATATTCTAAATTAAAATCAAGTGAAATATCAGCTGGTGAAATAAATGCGGCACCTGTTAATTTATCGGATGAAGAGTTAGATGCAATTGAAGAAAATACACCAGATAAATATAAATGTGAAGTTGGAACTAAGATAGTTGCAATTGCAAAAAGAGATATCGGTATATTAGAATATGGAACACCACCTGGATTAAACTATGGAGGTTTTCCTGGTGGACAACAACTTGACAAACGAGGTAGGATTGATGATATGTTTGATAATGTTGGATTAAATAACCAAGCAAAAGTACAAAAGAGTGGAAGTGGATATTATTGGTGTGCAGCCGCAGTAGCTACATGGTGGCAAGAAGCTGGATTGGAAACTCCAAGTGGTGGAGCAAGTTGTGATAATTGGATGAGTTGGGGAAAATCAAAAGGATATTGGTCATCAGAACCCAAGATAGGAGCAGCGGTATTATATGGTAGTTCATCAGATGCACATCACATTGGTATTGTTGCAGCTGTAACTGACACAGGAGGAGTTATTACAATAGAAGGAAATACAGGTGGAGGTGGTTTTAGTAGGAATGGTTGTGGTGTATTTCAAAAAGTTCCTAAGAAATATTTAGGATTTGTAATACCCCCATCATGTGTATAAGAACCATAAAATCAACAAAGATATATTTATAGTAAGATAACAAGAATTAGAAATGAATAACAAACAATTAATTAAAGTAATAAAGGCACTCGTTGAAGTAGAGGTTGCTAAAAAGCAATCACTCTTTTTGTCTAAAACATTTCCTAAAATCTTAGAAGCTGAAGTTAGTAAAAGATTATTGGAAGTTACAAGTGTACCTAAAAAGGTATTAAAGAAGAAAGTAGAAGATCCATTTGAAATGGCAAACGAAGCTCTTCGAATAGAACAATCATCAACGAATGTTCCAATACAAGAAAACACACAAGTACCACAGAAAACATTTTCAAAGAACGCAATTTTAAATCAAGTATTGAATCAAACAACTCCATTTTCAAAAGCTCAAAGAGCAGGTGGAGGAACACCAGGAGGTGGGGCATCTGTATTGGATGGTTTACCACAACAAACACAACAACCAATAGTTCAAGAAAATACTCACATACCTTCTTATATGGATGCAGAGCCAGATATTGACCAAACAGTTAGTATGGGAACATCTTTAGGAGCAGGTGGTGTAGAAGCAATGAGAGCTCAGATGGCTCATAAAATGGGATATCAATCAGTTGGAACTCAACCAAGTAAAACAGGATTGGGTGTACAAACAGGATTACCTGGTTTAGATAGAATTCTAAACAGAGATAATTCTGCATTAGTTAAAAAGTTTAAAACAAGATAGTAAAAAAAGATGGCTTACATTCTAGATAAGAAAATAGTAAAAGATACCGAAGAGTTTTCGAACTCCGCGTATGGAATTACTTTACCTCTACAACCAGGAAATGGTAACATGTTTGCTCAATCATTTTCCTCGTTTGAAGCGGCAAAAAGTAATTTAAAAAATTTACTATTAACTAGAAAAGGAGAAAGGCCTTTTCAACCTGATTTCGGAACTGGTCTAGCAGCTTTATTATTCGAACCACTTACGGATGGGGTGTTAGAAGATAAAATTGAAGCAGCAATAACAACTAGTGTTAATTATTGGTTACCATATATTGATATTGATGAAATAGAAGTACAGATGACCGATGAAATGAAGGATTTAAATAGAGCGATAGTAAAACTAAAGTTTTCAGTTGGTGGGCAATTTGAAGAACAAGAACTAACATTCAACATAGAGGCATAAAAAGAGATGGCATTAAATCAAGTAACAAAAAAATCAAATTCAGGTAGGGATATAAAGTACCTTAATAAAGATTTCTCAAAATTTAGAGAAAACTTAATTGATTACGCAAAAACATATTTCCCACAAACCTATTCTGATTTTAACGAATCTTCTCCAGGAATGATGTTCATAGAAATGGCATCATATCTTGGTGATGTATTATCTTATTATACAGATGATTCATTGAAAGAATCATTAATGTTATATTCTGAAGATAAACAGAATGTAGTTGCACTTGCTGAATACCTTGGATATAAACCAAGAGTAACATCAGCATCTATTGTTAATCTTGCAGTATACCAAACAGTACCTGCAATTGGGATAGGAGAAAATGTTAGACCTGATTTAGAATATTGTTTAAGAATTAGAGAAGGAATGGTAGTTGTAGCATCAAAAACAGGTACCAGATTTAGAACAACAGAGTTATTAGATTTTAATGTAGAAGATAATAGAGAAATTTCAATATATCAAACTGATGGTGGAACGCCTACAACATACTTATTGAAAAAATATGTAAATGCACAATCGGCAGAATTAAAAACTATTGAATATGATTTTGGAACATCACCTCAACAATTTTCTAAAATAATGATTGGTGATACTAACGTAATTGATATTTACGATGTAAGGGATTCTAATGGTAATAAATGGTATCAAGTTCCATATCTAGCACAAGAGATGGTATATGTTGATTATGCGAACACAGAACAAAATGATAAAGATTTATCTCAATTCAAAGAATCTGTACCAAATGTTCTTAAAGTTTTAAAAACATCAAGACGATTTACAACAAAAGTAAATCAAAATAATACAACATCAATTATATTCGGTTCAGGTAATTCAACCTCATCCGATGAACAATTAGTTCCTACTTTTAAAAATGTAGGATTAGGTCTTAATTCTTCTATTGATAAAATGGGTGCATCATTTGATCCTTCAAACTTCTTAAAAACACAATCATATGGGCAAGCTCCCAAGGGTGTATTTACCGTATCTTATTTAGTAGGGGGTGGAGTTAAATCAAATTGTGGTGTTGGTGAATTAAATAATATTGAAACAATAGAATTTGATGATGATGGTATATCATTTCAACCATCTGAACTTGCATTATATAACATATCTAAGAGTTCAGTAGCTTGTGATAATGAAGAACCTGGAACAGGAGGAAGAGGTGGAGATACAATTGAAGAGATTAGAGAAAATGCACTAGCAAACTTCGGAGCTCAAAACAGAGCAGTAACTCGTAAAGATTACCAAGTAAGAGCATTATCTTTACCACCTAAATTTGGTGGAATCGCGAAAGCTTATTGTGCACCTGATGGTGAGTTAGATAATAATTCTCCAGCTTCAATTTTAAGTAATCCAAATTCACTTGAAGAATTTACAGGATTAGTTCAATCACTTGGTGGTTCTAATAAGACTGAAGATGAAATAAAAACAGAAGTAACTAAGTTCTTAGGTAGTAAGAAAAGTAATGCAAATGAGAAAAACAATCCATTTGCAATTAACCTATATGTACTTGGATATGATAATAATAAAAATATATCAACATTAAACCAAGCAGTTAAAGAAAACCTAAAAACATACATTAGTGAATATAGAATGTTAACAGATGGTATTAATTTAATTGATGGTTATGTTATAAACATTGGATGTGATTTTGAAATAAGAGTTTATGGAGGATATAATAAAAGAGAAGTATTAGTTAAGGTTCAACAATCCTTAGCAAATTACTTTAATATAGATAATTGGACATTCAACATGGCTATTAATATCTCTGAAGTAGAGTTATTAATCGCAGGTGTTGAAGGAGTACAATCAGTACCAAAGTGTGAGATAGTAAATAAATGTTTAGGAAGTTACTCATCACATTCATATAACATACAAGATGCAACTAAAGGTAAAATGGTTTACCCATCTTTAGACCCATCAGTATTTGAAGTTAAGTTTCCTAACAAAGATTTAAAAGGGAGGGTTGTATAATGTATTATTTCGTAACAGCATCAAAAGATTCAACAATTTATTTACAACAACCAT